GCCGAGCCGTGCGACCCTGCCAATTCGACTTGGTGCCTATCTGGTTTAGCAGCGTGCTATCAATCCCGAGCATACCAGATAGCGTGACCGTGACAGTTTCCGAGCCGCCCTCTTTATGGACAACTTCGCTAACGTCGATGAACGTATGGTCAACCGCGCTAAAGGCGTTGTTTCCGTTTGTGGCATAGTCAAGGTCAACGTCGCCAGTGCCGCTAAATTGCAGGCTTACGGGCGCTGTGGTGGCGTATATTTCGTCTCCGGTAATGTCCAGCCACGCCACATAGAACGGGCGGATAAGCGGCTTCGCTAGCTCCGCAACGCCAGCTGCGTCAAAGGTCGGCATTAGTAGACCTCTTCGGCATTGAACGAAACGCGGTAAATCGGGCCAGGTTCAACCGATACGGTCGGCGCTTCCGTCATGGCGACAACCGCGTAGGGGTTTTGCACGTAGGCCACGCTTGCCGCAGTCGTCGCCGCCGCGAGGTTTGGCTTCACCGAAACGACCGCCTTGCCGCCAATGTCCGCGACAACATCGGCAGTCAGGATATGCAGCCGCCCGTCGATCGTGAGCATCTGCCCCGCCGTCATGTTCGTGCTGCTAACGGTAAGGCCGGTGACTTTGAACGCGGCAAGGCTTTTGGCGGCCGCGCTGGTGGTGCGAACATAGGCTGTTGGCGTAGAGCCTAACATGACTTGCGCGCCCCAAACGCCGAAATTCGCAGCCGAACCGGTTGTCGCGCGGGCCAACAGCATCCGAAGATTGCCGGTCGCGCCCGCCGTCGTGGTCAAGGTCACGTCGTATCGCGCCCACCCCGCCGTTAGCGTCTTTTGCGTTACGGTGGTGCCGCCAACGCCGGTTGTGGTTTGCAACACCATTGTAATCAAATAGCCCGCCGTTGGCGCGTAGAGGTAGACGCTGGCGTTATACGTCGTGCTAGCCGCTGCCGCCGTTCCGGTGTCTGATTGGATAGCCGCAGTCGTGCTGCCGCTGGTGTTAAGTTGGTCAGCAGTCAATGTGCCGTCCGGTGCTGTGTATTGGTTCGCCGTGACGATGGCGCTGTTCAATTTGAACCACGATGCGTTGTCGAATTGTTCGCTGTATAGCACGTAGTTGGCAACGACGCCGGTGCCATCCATCGCCCAAGTCGCCGTTGCGGGGCCGGTCTGCGTCGCCGTGGTGGCCGGCACTTGGAACGTGTTTGCCGAGCCTTCAAGCTGCGCCATGAACGAAGCCCAAGCCTGATAGGTAGCAAGGCGCATGGCGATGACTTCGCACGATACCGACCAGCGCGAACCCGTCATAACGAGGCGCTGTTCGCGGCCCGTCCATGCCGAGCGCGACCGCTGCACCGGCTGCGATAGCGTCCAATTTTGAGCGTGCGGCTTGCACGCGGCTGGATAAGTGACAAGCATTAGCCGCGACCCCCTGCCAGCGACGGACGCCGCAACGTCGAAATAGTATCGCCCCGAGCCGCCGCGACCAATGCCGGTGCAGCTTGTGCAATGCCGAGCATGACTTGTGCGCGCACCGCCGCCGGGTCATTGCTCCCGCGTGCATCAACGTTGACGGTCATGCCGCCACCGCTACCGCCGCCAAGCGCATGATTGGGGATGATGCGACCGCTCGCGCCCGTCAAAATCTCAGGGCCACGCTCGCCGACAACATACGCCTTGCCAGATGACACGCTGCCACCGTTCGCCTTGAACCCGCCGAAAATGCCGCCGATGATCGACGCGATAGGCCCGCCACCGCCGCCACCAATCGCACCCGTAAGGATTTTGAAAAGCCCGCTCGCCAAAGCTTCCGCTGCTGCCGCCTTCAAGCTGTTGACCAGCGCGTCGCCAAGGTTTTGACCATACACCAACGCTTGCGCCAGATTGCTCGACAGACTTTCGCCGAACTTCTCCACACGGTCTAGCGCCTTCTGGTCAATCAACTCGACCGGCTGAATAAGCGAAGCCAAGTCGCCAAGCTCCGTCAACTTGCCAATCGTGTCATTGTAAATCTGGTCATCCGTCCGGAATATGCCGGACACGCCACCTTCACCCGCGATGCTAGGGCCGAGTTTCTCTAGCCCGTCGATTGCCCCGCGTAGGTCGAATACGTCCTTTGTCGCATGCTTTGCCGCCTTGCTGATTTTGGTGACGGCTTCGACTGGCCCCGCCACTTGCGGTTTTGCCGCGCCGCCTTGAAAGCTAGACGGCAACACAAAGTCAAACGCGCTAAGACGCTCCGCCGTCACGCCCTCAGCAAACGCCTTGTTCTTTCCCTTGGTCGCTTCGCTGGTGAACGGCGATACCAGCGCCGCCTTGCCCGCTAGGATTGTCGCATCCTGATAGAACCGGCGCAGCGACGTTAGGCCCTTGGCGCTCACTTGAATGACCGCGCCGATAGCATCCGCCAAGCCGAGAATTGCCGACGCGTTGCTGCTAACCGCGCCCGCAATGTTCACGTCAAGGCTGCGCTTTACCCGCGTGAACGCATCCGCCGCCGCGTCAGCATCTGCAATCTGCTTGGGTGACAACACCATGCCGAGCCGGTGCGCTTCGTCCGCCAATGCGCCAACCGCCGCCGTGCCACCCGACAGCAGCGTATCAAGCTTTTGCCCCGCCTTGCCGAATAGCTGCACCTCGATAGCCGCGCGCTTGGCAGGGTCTTGAATGCTCCCAAGCTTGGCCGCTACGTCGTTGAACACGTCGCCGGTTGCGCGGCTGTTGCCCGCCGTGTCGCGGATCGCAATTCCAAGCTCGCCAAACACCTTTGCGCCCGTACCGATGTTGCGCGTCAACCGCGCGAGGCCGGCTTCCAGTTCCTGTTGCGATACGCCCGTTTGCGTCGCCGCGTAGGTCAATTCCTGATAGGCAGTCGTGGCAACGCCAAGCTGTTGCGCGGTCTCGCCAATCGCCGACGCATAGTCCAAGGCGTTCTTGATGCCCGTCGCCGCGAACCCGACAGCCGCAATCGCCAGAAAGCCGTTGACCGCAGACTTGGCCGCAGTCAGTGACTTGCTAATGTCATTCGACATTTTCTCAGCAGCCGTCGCCGCGCGCTTGCTATTCGCCACGAACTGCGAACTTTCAAGCGTCAGGCTGGTGTATAGGGCCGCGACCGCATTAGCCATTCGATTGCCTCTCAAACCATGCCCGCGCGCGTTCAATCGCTACTTGCGGGTCTTCCTTAGGAACGGGAGGCTTCCATACGGGCATGAACTCGGACGGTTCAGCAGCCTCTGACTTGGCCGGTCTGTTGGCATTATACAGCAACGCCATGATGCCCCGCGCGCCGTCATCCGTTCTATGCTGGCCGAAAGGTTCAAGCATGTAATACGCCGCCCATTCTGATAATTCACGCGATGTTAGCGTCAATTCCAATTCTCTAACCGTGCGACCCATTGCCAACGCAAGACGAAACAACAATAACCGCAAGGGCCGCTTGGCTAGTTTTTTGCCAGTTCCTCAATATCCGAAGGACTAATGGCGTTCAACTCCGCAACTGCTTGGTAAACCCTATCCAATGCCGCAGCCGACTTGTTGCCAAGGTTCGCCACGTCCTCTTCGGTAAAGACCTGCTTGCCCTTTTCATCAATGATGCACGCCGCCGCATACCGCGCGCGAACATTGTCAACCGTTGTGCCAGCGTCACGCGCCGCCAATGCCGCGAACTCCAAAGCATCACGGTCGCGCGCGCTCATCGTCCGAACGCGCACGCTGCCGCCCCACTCGGGAACGTCAACGTCGCGCGTAGGGGTATCGTTCGCCGCGAAAATCTGGTCACGCGTCAACATGACTAGGACTTCACAATCGCGCCAGATACCTTGATAACGCCGCTCGCCGTGGTGGCAACGTTCGCACCGCCGACTTCGATCTTGAACTCTTTGACGTAACCGTTAAAGGTGTAGACGACATCTGTGGCGCCGGGGAATGTGATTTCAAACCCGTGCAAAATCTGGTCGCCATTGTAAGCCTCAAACGCCGTCTGCGATGCTACCCAAGGCGCGCTGCCCGCCGTAGCCTTTCGGAGGTTCACGTCAAAGGTAACTTCGCCGCCATCGCCCAAGCCGGTAATGTATTCCTTGGCCGTGCTATCCAGCGCCGTCACCTCGATATCGTCCGAAGTCAGTGTCGGCACGTCGCATCGCGTCACGCCCGCAAGCGTGGTGTAAACCGCAGGCGCGCCGACCGTGTTAAAGCCGAGCGTTACGCCGGAACCTGTAAACTCATTCGCCATTTCTTGTCTCCATCCTACTCGTTGTGCATGATGTTAAAATCAAGCGACGCCGTGAAGTAAAAGCTATCGCCGATTTGCTCGTAAAAGTCACGGCTATTCAATAAGCCGGTATCAGCAACACTCTGCGCCGCGTCTTGCCAATTAGTCAACCGCGCGCGCACCGCCTCTGCCAAGTCCCGCGCACCGTCATAACTTGCCGCGATGCAATCAACCTGCACCCGAGTTTCGGCAAGCCCTTCAATGCCCGCCAAGTCACGGTCGGCAATCCGGCTAATGCGCTGCCACCTAATCCACGGCGGGGCCGCGTTCTTGGGCGCGCGAACCGGATAGATTGCAGTCCCGACAATAGCCGTGATGGCCGTGCCGCTAGACAGCCGTGAGAAGAGCGCGTCATCAATCATGCGCTGCGCCCCGTTGCATTGACCGCGCGGCCCTTCTTGACCTTGCGTGCCACCTTCTCAATACCAGACTTCAACTCGCTGATTTGCACGTCAATGGCTTGGTCTTTGAACGCATCAAACGCGGGCCGCATGAACGGGCGCGCCTCCATATTCACCGTGCCATATTCGAGAAAGTAGCCCCAAAAGGCGTTTCCGGTGTTGATGGTGAAAACCACCTTGCCCGCCGTTTTGGCACGCGCGCGACGAACTCGGATATTGTCGCGTAAATGCCCGTAGTTGGTGCGCGTCACTACGCCAGCCTTCGACGTGCGCGACCTCACCGAGCCTTGCGGATTATACGGCGCAATCGCAATCATCGCATTGGCAAGCAACCGCGCCGCCTTCCTATCAGCCGCAACGCCAATCTTGGTGGCCACCTCATCGGATAATTCCGCAAGCGCAGCCTTCAATTCGGTTAGCCCCTCGATCTTGACGGGAGCGCCGCGCGTGGCTTGGTTGAACCTCAACGCCATTATGCCGCCCTCGTGACAGCATAGAGCGTCAACGTATCGCGCCTGCCGCCCTCTTCGATGCCCGTAATCGTGAAGTCGTCACCCTCGCAAGTCAGCACCATGTTAGTCAGCACGTCATCGCGGAACCGGATCGTGAACCGAACGCCGGTCAACACCTGTTGCGTGCTGCCATCGCCAACGTCGGGAGCCTCACCGCGAACATACCAGCGCGACGCCCAAACCGTAGCAAGCGGGGTCAACGTTTCCGTCACCTCGCCCGACGTGCTTTGAACGACCGTCACAGACTGGATTAGCAGCCGCCGGTCTAGCTTGCCAGGCTTTGCCATTAGCCCAAAACCACCGTGCGATAGGGCCGCGCCAAGTCGTCAACGGCAAGCGCCAGCTCGTTCGTCGTGCTGCCGACAACTACCGCCGCGCGATTGTCATACCAGTGCGCGACTAGCAGCAGCGCCGCCGTTCGGATAGCCTCTGGCACCGCCGCATTGCTCGCATAGCCCGCGCTCACCGTAACCGTTACAGCGCCGTCAATGCACTCCGTAGCAGGCCACGT